ACCTCTTAAATCTGGCATACCAATCGTTTGTCCTTGTGCCGTTCTTTTTTGCGTAATGTCAAAGTCTCCAGATGTAATCTCTGCAAGTATAGGTGTAACTGTACCACCAGCTACAACTTGATCTGTGCCTACTTCATGTTCAAAATAAATAGAACAACCATCTGTGTTTCCCACACAGTCAGAGGCAGTGCCGTCAGGTAAATATTGTGTTGCGTGAGGTTTATCAAATACAGCAGAGTCTGCCCATGCTGTACGTGGTAAAGTACCTGTTGTCCAAATAGCTTGTTTAGGACTAGCTCTACTATATGATTCAATGTAATTGTATGATACCATTCTATCAATAACGGTTGAGTTTGCACTACAATAAAACCAAATAACTTCTCCAAACAAGTTGTTTAGTCCCACGTTAATTAAATCTCTAGGTGTAGAGTTTAAATCATCATAAACAAAATCTTCTACTAAACAGTCCATAGATTCTAACTGACCATCGTATCTAAAAAAACCATTCTCTGACATCCAAAATGCCGTACCATCTACCTCGACACATGCATTCTTACCAATCAATCCACAGTTACTACCTATCTGTTGAAAAGAAAAAGTAAACGGTGCGCCTACAAAGGTCATTAAAAATAATGCTGTGTCTGTCCATACATAGATGGCATCCCTACCTCGTATGGCTCCCATAATTTTAGAACCTGCTGCAAGTCTTTGTGTGCCTGCAGTATTTTCTGCAGTAACTGTGTATGAATCTGTACCATCAATATTTTCTTGATCAGAGAATCTAATAAACATAGCATCTTGTGATGACTGTGTTCCCACAGTTGTTTCTGTACCAAAGAATACTAAGTGTCGATCCGGTGTAGATACTAATACATGTCGTGATGCCGTTGGTGCGTTAGCTATAACTGTGGCTCTGGTTGCAGTTGCGTTAGTTGCAGCTGCGTCCCATTCAAAACATTTATTGTTGTATATTAGTGCAATAAGTTTTGTGCCAAAATTATCTAATACCCATAATCCTGGATCAATGGTAAAGTCAGAAGACGATGCTTCTCCCCATGCAACAAAATCAGAAATATTTGTAACGGTTACACCACCACTATGAGCAGCTTTGGTAGTTCCGTTAACTTCTCTTGCGCCACCACTTAATATGTTTGTAGTTGTATCATTATTTGTATAACTAATATCTTCTGAACCAATTCTAATCTCACCTGTTGATGGAAATTGAGATGTGTCAGTTAAAGGAATGTCAGTTACACTATCGTTAATAGTAGAAGCCAATGTAGTAGTTGTTGGTCCAGCCACCGTACCACTCCATAATCCTGTACCCCAACCAAAACCACCTAGTTGTTTAGCTGGTCCTACTGTAAAATAACATAACACTTTAGCTGAGCCTGATGCACTTAAAGGTGTACCAGTTTCATTAGAGGGTAATGTAATTGTAAAAGTGCTTGCTGTAGGAACAGAAGTTACCATAAACTTTGTGTCGTCAAATGTTGCGTTGGTAAAACTAGATCCTGATAATCCAGTCACATCTTCAAACAAAACAATATCATCGTCTGATAATCCATGACTAGTGCCACAGTTTACAGTTACTGTTTTAGAAGATGAGGTGCTTGTAAAAGTTGCACCTGTTATAGTTTGTCTGATAGGATGAATATCGTAATAAGTTCCACCAGAATATACATATAAAATTCTATTTGTGCCTATTGCAGCATATTTAATACCTGCATTATCATCAAAATGGTGTATCGCTCTGGCTGCACCAGTAAGATTAGTGGCACCAAGTTGTTGCCATCCACCTATTTTTTCAGGCGAACCATATCTAAATCTAACGTTATCACCCCCGGTCCATTGTCCCTCGGCCCCGGTCGGTGTAACCTGTTTATTAAATCCTGGTAAAAACCCTAGTTTCTGTAACATATTAATTTCCCGTTAGACGAGGAGCATCAGTGTGGTGGATGAATGCTCCTCATCAGACGGGAATTATATATTACTTTTTTGGTATTTTAAAGCCTTTATAGTATGCTGGTAAACCTAAGAAAGGTCTTTTATCATACAGATTTTCTTTGGCTGTTTTTTTCTTAGCATCGTTATAGTGCAGAAATACCTGTCCACAATCTTTGCCTTCAAAAGCCTCTCTCCAATGCTCTAGTTCACAACCCATGTAAATTAACATATCACCTTGATCTAAATTTACTTTTACACCAGCTTGTTTTTCTTTACCTGTTGGGTCTAAATATATTGGCCAAGAGTCTCCTCCTAAATTTAATGTTGTAGATATCTCACAAGAATACCTGTCTTTGTGCCTATGTAATACATCACCTTTTTTATATATTCTTGCGTAAGAATATGCAGGTTGTAGTTTATATCCTGTGTGTTTTTCCATTTTCTTTTGTAAACCTTGTAACAAAGTTTCCATAGCTATATCACTATAGTGTGAATAAGTATTTGGAACTTGTTCATCATTCCACACACCAAAATATTCTGTATATGGAGACATGTATTTTTGATCAAACAAAAACCTAGCTACGTTTCTTTTGTTTAAAAAATACGTATAAATAAATTGTGCTAATTCTTTTGAAACAGCTCCTTTCATTACTGTGTACTTATTTTTTTTGAACGACATTTTTTCTCCTTTTCATTAGTTCTTTTCTTTTGTCTTCCAAGATTGTTTCAACAAAATCATCTTGAATTTTTGCATTAGTGCCTAAAATAGTTTTTATATAACTAATCATTTTTTTATTTTTTATTATCATTTTTATGTTCTAAAATTGGTTTTGGTATAGCTTGTATATTCCAATGTATAAATCTAAATGGATCATATCCATTATCAACAGAATATAAATGAGGCATAAACGAATTAAAAAATATGAGTCTACCTGGCTTAACATTATAATTTATTTGTGATGTTGCTAATGTTACTTTAGTCTTGTCTTTTTCAGGCAAAAGACTCATTAATCTACCTGGTCTAGGATCTTCAAACACAGGTCTTGAAGTTGCTTCACTAGACTTTAAAAAATAAAATCCAGACATATGTCCATTCCAATGTGTGTGTAGAGTATGGTGTCCTCCTCCTAAATGCGAAAATTCTTGTACCCACATTTCAGTTAAAAATAATTCGTGTCCACGTAAATCAAATCCTTGTCCATCTAATAAATTCCAAGCAGTAGATATAATCCATTCTTGTAATGTTTTAAACTTTGGGTCATTGATAAGACTTGTAGAGTGATGAACAAAACCTGTATCACCTTTGTTACCAAATTTTTTGTTTCTTTGTTTAATAGCTGGCTGATTATTTTTAACTGCGTTTTTAATATATGGGTCAGAAGCCTTGTTTAATTTTTTTACCCACTCTGGTTTATCCATCCAATATATGGGACATGTAAAATAGTCTTCTCTAAATAATTTATCTTTTTCACTGCTCATTGAAATGGATATCCTAAGTTCCAAATTACTAAACTGTGTCTTGATCCTTTTGTAACAGGACAAACTCTATGCCAAACAAAAGATGGAAATACTACTAACGATCCTTTTGGTAATATTTCTTTGCATTTATAAATGTTTGGTTTTTTGTCTGGATCTTTATTTCTAAAATCAAATTCTAATTCACCACCTTTATATTGTTTAGGATCTGATAAAGATACGGTTACAGATAGTTTTCTTATTTTACCATTTGTTGGGTCATTTATATTTTCAGTTCTGTAAGGCTGTTCCCAACTATCACAATGCCAATCATAAAACTGACCTTTATCATATTTTGTAAACTGACAAGACTCAGACCAATCCCAATTAAAATTCCAACCTGCATTGGAGTTAGCTTGGTGAATATAAGGTTGTATTTCTTTGTATACCCATCTGTCACTCATCCAAACAATATTTGAATTTCTTTTTTTCTTTAAATCTTTAACTTGTTTTTGGTTTAATTTTTTATTGCCATATCCACCAGTTACAGCCATTGTGTCTGATATAGATTTTCCATATCTAACAATTTCATCGCATATTCTTTCTGGAATAACACTTTTAAACCACCAACAATAATTTTGTAAATTCATATTTCTAATTATTTATACACCACATTTTAACATAAGTAAACTAGAAAGGAATTACAAAATCGTCTGTAGTATTGAACGTATGTGTAACTATAGATGGGGTGCTTGTTTTAGTACCCCCTGTAATTAAAGGTGCACCTGTAGTTGGCGCAGGGTATTGAATTATTACAACTCCTGATCCACCATTACCACCTCTATTAAGTGGACTTGGGGAATAACCTGATCCTCCACCACCACCTGAATTAGCTGTACCATCTCCTGCTGTACCGTCTGGATTTGAACTACCATATGTACCACCTGGTCCTCCACCACCTGAACCACCGGTTCCTTGTGAACCACTTGTTGCAGCTCCTGCTCCACCGCCAGCTCTATCTGTTGAATCTCCAGGCCATGCTTGTGATCCAGCACCACCAGGGCCTCCACCACTACCTGAAGGGGGTTGAGATGGACTACCAGCACCGGCGGCACCACCACCTCCACCACCAGCTGAACCAATACCAGTTCCACCAGGATTACCTTGAGGAGGACTTACAGGAGGAACGTTACCGGATCCACCAGGTTGACCACCAGGCATTTCTCCAGTACCACCTCCAGAACCACCATCTTGACCTTGTATTGCAGGACCTCTACCAGCACCACCACCAGCTGATTCAAATTTTGCACCACCTGCAACTGCACATGTATTAAATGAACTTGCGTTTCCAGGATTTGAAGCAGTTGGATATGGGGCAGGTACTGCTACAGCATTACCACCGGCTCCAACTGTTACTTTATATGTATTTCCTGGTGTAATTGAATAACTAGAACAAAATCTATAACCACCGGCACCACCACCTCCAGACTGACTATAAGCTCCTGAACCACCACCTGCAACTACTAACATATTAATTGAACTTAAACCTACGGTTGGATTTGAAGGCCATGCATCTATTTTTCTAGCTGCAAACTGAGATTGCATCGACCAAATACCAGGTGCTGCACTTAATTCTTTTACTAAAACTATTCCTGATCCGCCAGCTG